CCTTCTGGCTGGACACCAAAACCTCTGAAGACGACGAGGTTGTGACGTGGTCACTCAGTAGTCCGGCAGACCTGCAAAATCTGGTCATACCCACCCGGCAAATCACCTCGCTCTGTGAGTGGGCGCTGCGCGGACAGTACCGCAGCGGTGACGGCTGCACCTATAACGGCACGGCGTATTTCGATGCGAAAGGCAATGCAGTGGCTGACCCGGCGCTGGATGTATGCGGCGGATGCCTCAGTGACTGCCGTAAGCGATTTGGTGCCGGGCTGGCTGAACCGAACACAGCGATTCTGGATTTTGGTGGCTTCCCGGCTACCGTACTCTTCACCCGATAACCGGACATCAAAATGAATAAAACTATTATGGCGGCGATCCGGACGCATGCGCTGGAGGAGTCCCCGGGCGAGTGCTGTGGCTTCGTCATCCAGTCGGGGCGGCGTCAGCGCTATATTCCGGTACCGAACTCCCACGAAAACCCGACAGAGCATTTTCGAATCGACGGCGAGCACTGGGCGAACGCCGAGGATGCCGGAACCATTATACGGGTTATCCACTCCCATCCGGGCGATGGCGCGCGTCCTATCTCTTCCGACCTCGATCGCCAGCAATGCAATAACTCCGGTGTGGTCTGGGGTATCTATGCCCCGGGC